GGTTTCTACAAACGTAGCCTTATTGAGTCTTGCGTGTGCGGAAAGCGTTCTGAAGTAAAAGTAGACGGTCGAGAACTTATATATTACCCATCCCTAAATGGTGAAGCAGGAAAAAGATATGTATTAGGAGTTGATCCAGCTTCTGAACAAGATAATTTTGCTATGGTATTATTAGAAGTTACAAAGAATTATAGAAAAATTGTTTATTGCTGGACTATTAATAGAAAAGAACAGAAGCAACGTGTAAAAGACGGAATTCTCGAAGATAATGATTTTTATTATTATTGCTCTTTAAAAATTAGAGAATTAATGTCTACGTTTAATATCGAAAGAATAGCACTTGATTCACAAGGCGGCGGTATTGGCGTCATAGAGGCTCTATCCCGTACCAGGGATGGAGAAAAACCAATTTATGAAGTTATAGATCCTAAAAAATTTAAAGAGTCTGACGCTATGCCTGGACTCCATATAGTCGAGATGATTAATTTTGCTAGTTCAGATTGGACTGGCGAAGCAAATCATGGCATGAGAAAAGACTTCGAGCATAAACAATTACTTTTTCCTGCTTTTGATTCTTTAAGTTTAGGGTTTGCGGAAGAGGTAGATAAGCAAAGTGCCCGTAGATACGATACTATGGAAGATTGTGTAGTAGAATTGGAAGAACTTAAAAACGAATTAGCCAGTATAATTATTGTAAAAACAGCAACTGGTCGAGAAAGATGGGATACTCCAGAAACAAAAGTCTCTGGCGTTCAAAAACGAAGAATGCGAAAAGATCGATATAGTGCTTTATTAATGGCTAACAATACCGCTAGAAATATGGAAGGGTTAAAGGCACCGGAAAGACAGTCTACTCTTGGTGGCTTTGCTGTTAAAATGAAAGATAAGGATGGCGGTCCAGATTTCATTGGTCCAGATTATTTAACCAACAAATACAAGAATTTGTACGATTAACTGTATAATCTAAATGTAATCCAATTAACTTTTATACAGGTAAAACTATGACAAAAAAGAAAAACCAATATTATTCAACTTGGGCAGAACGATCAGACTATGGCGATTATATAGATGATGTAGAGGGTGTTAGTATATCTAGGGCAGATCGTCAATTCTTAGATGTAGACACAAATGTATCAATAAGAAGCGAATTCCTTAGATCGGATTATGATTATTATCGTTCTGGGTCAGTTACACCCGATAAACCACAAGACATAATTAAGTTATGTATGAAAGCCTATAGTAGAGTTGGTATTGTTCGTAATGTTATTGATCTAATGGCTGATTTTGGATGTCAGGGTATTAAATTAGAACATCCTAATCCCACTATTCAAAGATTTTACAATAAGTGGTTTCAAAAGGTTCGTGGCGTAGATCGTTCCGAAAGATGGCTTAATCTATTTTATAGATGTGGAATTGTATTAGTTCATCCCGTATTTGGTAAATTACCAAAGTCCAAAGAAAAGGAATGGAAGAAGGCTCATGCTGATTTTACTGATGTAAAAACTCTAAAGCGTGATATACCAATCACTTACAACTTTATTAATCCATTATCTTTACGTCTTATCGGTGAAGAAGCTAGTAATTTTATTGGCAAACCTAGATATGCATTAAAACTAAGCTCATCTTTGAAGACCAGTATGGCTAGGATGCAAAAGATTGATCCGGATTTCTCAATACCTGAAGATATTCTTTCTGCTTTAAAATCTGGAAAAGGTGAATATGTATTTCCGGCCGAAAAATTAAAAGTATACCATTACAAAAAAGACGATTGGCAACCTTGGGCAGAACCGATGACGTATTGTATCTTTGATGATTTGGTTGCATATGAAAAAATGAGATTAGCAGATTTAGCAGCTTTAGATGGTGCTATTTCTAATATTAGACTATGGCGATTGGGTTTTATCGATACTACCAATCCAGCCAATAGTTTAATTCCGTCGCGATCTGTTATTAATAAGTTACGTAATATTTTACATAATAACGTTGGTGGCGGAACTATAGATTTAGTATGGGGTCCAGAATTAGATTTTAAAGAATCAAATAGTCAAGTATACAAATGGCTAGGCAGTGCAAAGTATGAATCTACACTAAATGCTATTTATGACGGTCTGGGTGTACCCCCTACATTACGAAGTGGATCAAAAGGTTCATCTGGAGGTAGTGCTAGTTTTATTGCCTTAAAAACGTTAATTAAGAGATTGCAATACGGACAGGGTGTATTAAAAGAGTTTTGGGATGAGCAGATTAAAATAGTTCAGCAGGCTATGGGTTTTGATAGTCCTGCCCAGGTTTCTTTTTCAAGAATGATTATGTCTGACGAGTCTACAGAATTGCAACTTTTAATTAATCTTGCAGATAGAGATCTTATTTCTAATGAATCATTAATGGAAAGATTTGATATGCTTCCAGATATAGAAAAACTAAGAATCAGTAGGGAATCTAGAAAACGTGGTAAAAGTTCTCCCGAAAAAGCAAGTCCATTCCATAATCCATTATGGGCCGCTAAACTTAAAGAACAACTTTTACTACAGGGTAGAATAGATCCTATTAATCTGGGTCTTAATTTTGATGTTAAACCCCCGGTTCCCGTTACTGGAACTCCTGGTAGACCAAATAATGTAGTAGAAACACAAAAACGAAAACCGAAGCCGGTAGGTAAACCACAGACTGCTAAATCTGAAAATTCAGAATTATCTAATGCTTATACTTGGGCTACTGAAACGTATAAAGATATATGTACTAGAATTTCTCCTGCCTTACTAAAGTCCTTTGGTAAAAAGAATTTTAGACAATTAACTAATGAGGAATCTACTCAGTCCGAATATATTAAATTTTCAGCTATGTTTGGTTTTGATATGTATGAAGATATTACTAATGAAAAAATATTTGAAAACATGAAAACAACTACGGTAACAGAAGAAGCTAAGAAAACATTTTCCTATTTAATTAAGGCTTTTGTTACTAAAAATAGTCGACAACCTACTGTAGATGAAGTCAGACAAATATATATAAATACATTTATTATAGAGAAATTTTTAGCATAAAAGTTACCTATTTAATACTTTTTATGTATAATATTATTAGAAATGAAAATATTTAATAAAGAAATACAAGATGGTCTAGAAGACCAAATTAAAGCTAATGCTTGTACAATAGCCTGTTCTGTTTATGCAGGATCGGTGACTGATCAAGAATTGGTTAAAATTTTAGCATCGGCTAATCCTAATCAACAAGATTTATTTTATATTGAAGCTATTTTAGCATCGGTCGGATGGAATGATAATGATGATGTATTTGATGCACAAGAAATTGTAAAAGCCAAAGACACACCAATTGATAAACAATTTAATTTCATGCATGATGAAAAAGATATCATTGGTCATATAACTTCTAGTAAAATAATTGCAGATAATAAGATCATATCAGATTTAAGTACGTTACCATCTAAGTTTGATATTGTAGTTGGATCTGTCATATATAAAAGATGGGAAGATCCAAAATTACAAGATAGAATGAACCAGTTAATTGCTCAAATAATTGACAACAAATGGTTTGTTTCTATGGAATGTCTATTTTCAGCATTTGATTATGCTTTAATAGATCCAGACGGTGGTTTTAAAACTATTGCCAGAAATGATCAAACTAGTTTTTTAACAAAACATCTACGAGCATATGGTGGTCGTGGTGTATATGAAGGATATAAAGTAGGTCGATTATTAAGAGAATTTACCTTTAGTGGTAAAGGATTAGTTGATAACCCTGCTAATAAACGTAGTATTATTTTTAATTTTAGTGACGTTTCTGATCAAGAAACAATATTTCAAGTTGTAGCGAATAGGGAGCTTAGTATGTCTTTTACAGAAGAACAATATCGTGATCTCGAAGCGAAGCTTGCTATTGCTGAAAAGGCTGCTAAAGACGTTGCCGATAAAGCCGTAGCAAAAGAAGTTCAAGATTACAAAAGTCAGATTGATCAATTAAGTAAGTTCAAATCTGACGCAGAAAAACAAATCAAAGAGTTATCAGATGAGTTATCGTTAGCAAAAGATGTTTCTGTAGCTAAGACTGAAGCCGCTGATACCTTAAGTAAGAAAATTTCAGATCTAGAGGTTACTTTGGCTGCTCATAAAGCCGATTTAGATAAAATTGAGCAGGAAAAAGTTAAGGCTAGTCGTGTTATCCTATTTTCTACTAAAGAAATTGATTCTGCTAAAGCTATTAATTTAGTTGAAAAGTGTGCAAATATGACACAGGATGCCTTTGAAGCTCTTGTTGAATCTTTTCCAGCTAAGAGTGCAGAAATGTCTCCCGAAGAAAAGAAAAAATTGGAAGACGAGAAGAAAGCCAAGAAAGCCAAAGAAGCAAAAGCTGGCTTAACTGATGAAGAACTTTTAAATGATCTAGAAGCTGTTGAGGGTGCGGCCCTAAATGTTTCTGATTCTGATGACACCAAAGAACGGTCTGCTGCTGCTGCACAGTGGTTTGGCGAATTATTTAGTGTAAAGGGAGAGAAATAAGATGGCTCTAAAACCTGCTCGTAGAATTATTCATGATAATAACAGTTTCTTCATGAACGAAGTTGCTACTCGTGGTGGCGTTGTATGTGTTTCAACAACTGGTTCTGGTATTGCTCAAGATCAATCGGCTGCTGTTGTAACTTATCGTGCCTCTGCGTCTGGTGGTGTTCCGATTGGTATTCTATCAGAAGATGTGGTCAACAAAGATTTAACAGACACAGCACAGAATTATCATCGAACAGAAGTTCAGCTTGGTGGTAAAGTTACTCTTGTTATTAAAGGTGAAGTAACTACTGACATGCTCGAAGCTGGCACTATTAGTGCTGGAAGTTATGCGTATCTTTCAAACTCAGGGTTACTACGTCCGACACAAGTTGGTGGAACCGCAGTAGCACCTTTGGTTGGTAAGTTTCTTTCCACAAAAGACGAAAATGGATTTGCAAAAGTCCTAGTCGATCTATAATACACAGGAGTATAAATAATGTTTAAAAAGCGTCCAAGTGAAACAGTTCTCCAGTTAATTCGTGATGCTGGTGATAAAAACCGAGTAGTTGCTTTTCGTGCTCAGCAAGAATTAGCAGTTGCTCTACAGGGTCCATTACGAGAAGCTATTCTTTCTGGAGATATTTTTTCAAATATTTTCACACCGATTCCTCTTGGTGCCGGTGGAACAGTAGAGTATCCTCTTGATCTTTTAGCTCCTGGTGATGAAGATGAGCATGTTGCTTATACTAGCCCTGGTAATGGTCGTATTGCTGAACGTCAGGTCGAAGGTGATCGTATCATGATTCCTACATTCATGATTGAATCAGCTATTGACTTACTAAAGAAATATGCACGAGAAGCTAACTGGGATGTTCTAGGTCGTGCTATGCAAGTATTACAAGCTTCATTCGTTAAGAAAATGAATGATGATGCTTGGCATGTTGTTCTTAGCGGTGCTGCTGATCGTAATATTTTAGTTTACGATGCTGATGCGTCTGCTGGACAATTTACTAAGAGATTAGTTTCTCTTGCTAAAATTGTTATGCGTCGAAATGGCGGTGGTAACTCGAATTCATTAAATCGTCGATCACTTACTCATATTGCTTTTTCGCCAGAAGGATTGGAAGATATCCGAAACTGGGGACTAGATCAAGTTGATGAAGTTACACGTCGAGAGATTTATGTAGCAGGAGATAAGGCTGATAGCGTTAGTCGCGTTTTCGGTGTCAATCTTTTAGATCTTGATGAGTTTGGTGTTGGTCAGCAATACAACTCTTTCTGGACCAATAACCTTGGTGCACAGATTCAGGGTGCTGATACTGAGCTTGCGATTGGTCTTGATTTAAGTCGTGGTACTTTTATTATGCCTATTCGTCAGGAAGTAGAAATCAGTGCTGATCCTTGGTTGGACCGTAGCCATAAGCTTGGTTGGTACGGAAGTGCTGATATGGGATTTGCTTTGGTTGAAAGTCGTGATGTTATTTCATTAAGTTTCTAATATTTAACTATGACTATTAAAATAGTATATTGATTAAATAAGGGATATCTAGATATCCCTTTTTTTATAGGATTAAATAATGGCAATTATAACCACTGCTGATAGGGTTAGAGAAACCACTAATACTACAGGCACAGGAACCCTATCTTTAGATGGTGCTGTCTCTAATTATCAATCTTTTATTGATGGTGTTGGGGATGGGTCGGTTATTACGTATTGTATAATACATAGAAATAGTAACGAGTGGGAAGTTGGATACGGAACTATTACCAATGCAACTCCAGATACTTTATCTAGAACATACATATCTTTTTCATCTAATTCTGGGTCTATAGTTAATTTATCTAGTGGTACTAAAGATGTATTTATTACTCATTCTTCTGAATTTGTAGTTACAAAAAATACTGATGGAAAGATTAATGTTGAAGATGGTGGTACGAATATTTCTAGCTACTCTTCTGGCGATTTAATTTATGCGAGTGGTGCAACAGCACTATCGAAGCTGTCTGCCGCATCAGCCGGTAACGTATTGCTCAGTGGCACTTCTCCATCATGGGGCAAGATCACGTCGAGTCACGTTGATTCGTCGATCAGTCTTGCGGGTCATACTCACGCACATTCGACCATTACCGGATTAACGTCGGGCGATGATCACACACAGTACGCTTTACTCGCTGGACGTAGTGGTGGGCAAGTATTCTACGGCTCTACCCTGGCGAGTGAGAATCTTGATTTGCATTCAACGAGTCACGGTACAAAAGGACTGATTCGATTCAGGGGCAATGTAAGTGGTGGTAACGGATCGAGCTTCGATTTCCTGGCAGATGTCACCGGAACCAATGTCAGTCGAATGCGATTCACCAGCAGAAATATCATCGTTGGAAACAATCTAGATATATCCGATGGGGCGTTTTCTGTATTCACAATCGAAGGAGCAGAGAATGATAGCACTGGTTCAGCGACCATTGCTTCTCTAGCTTTTGCGAATGACTCGAATCGCTCGGGTCAGACAAGCGATCCGATCGCTCAAATCTCAGCTAGTGTTGCAGACTTTAGCGTAGGCCCAAATCTAGGTCAGTTGGACTTCTACACAAAAGACGGAACCACGCTCTTAAAGAGAGCTACCATTACTAAGGATGGCAGGCTTGGTGTCGGAACCACTCCGACAGCCACATTACACCTGCAAGCCGGTGGAACAGCAGTAAGCTCGGCACCTCTGAAATTTACCTCGGGATCTTTACTCACAACACCAGAAGTGGGTGCTGTTGAATTTCTGACCGACGCATTTTATGCGACGATCACTACGGGGGCGGCGAGAAGAACTTTTGCATTCTTAGAAAGTCCTGTTTTTACGACACCAACACTCGGTGTGGCATCGGCAACTAGCTTGACTTCGACGATTGTGTACGGCGGAACAGGTTCAGGTGGCAATCTATCACTCACTTCTACAACCCACGCGACCAAGGGCAACGTGGTGTTCAACGGGTTTTCATACGTCTCGCCTACAGGGGTCTTTTTCGGAGATATGAATGGGACGCTAACAGGTAATGTGGTGGGCAGCGTTACAGGGTCATCAGGATCATGTACCGGCAACGCCGCTACGGCCACTGTGCTGCAAACAACTCGCACAATTGGAGGCAGCAGCTTCAACGGTTCTGCGAATGTGACGTCGTTCCCTGCCCCAGGTGCAATCGGCGGAACGACACCGAGCACAATTGCAGCAACAAGTCTTGCGTGCCCGACATTCACCTCAGCGGCAGCGATGGGATTCACACCAGAGGCAGGGTCGGGGTTCAATGTTACGTTGAGCGGTGCCGGTGATTTTTTAATTAACTCTACTCAGTTCGTGGTTGATGTATCAACTGGAAACGTCGGTGTCAATAATGCAAGCCCCGCATACAAATTTGATCTAACTGGTGGACAAAGAATTGTCGGCAGTCTGGTTGTTTCTGATGCCGGTGAGATGGTGACCAACGGCACGTTTGCCTCGAACATTACAGGCTGGACCGATTCATCTACTGGAGTGGAATCGATTGCCTGGAACGCTGGTGGCTGGATGGATTTATTTTCCACCGGTGCGGGCTACGCCAGAGCAGACCAGCAACTCGTAACAGTGCCGGGAGTGCGATACAAAGTCACATTCACAGCGGGTGGCACACTAGTCTACACAGCATTGTTCATTGGCACTACGCAAGGCGGCGTTGACCTTCTAAATCAGGCTTATCCTTTGCCCGCAGGGAGCAATGTTTACTACTTTACCGCAACAAGCACATCATCATGGCTGAGATTTGATAATGGCGGTGGAACCTCCACAATTGATAACGTATCCGTGACAAGTGGTAACGCGACGTTTGCCGGTAATGTCTGCATCGGCAACACGACCGGCACGGCGATGCTGTCTGTTGGTTCGACATCGCAATTCAACGTGACGAGTGCCGGGGCCGCGACCGCTGTTAGTCTTTCGTGCTCGACATTCACGTCTTCCGCAGCGATGGGATTCACGCCAGCAGCAGGGAGTGGCGTTAATTTCTCGCTTACGACGACGGGAGATTTTGCAGTCAATACTAATCAGTTGTACGTTGATACCTCGACAGGCAACATCGGTGTCGGGACGGCGATTCCAAACGCCAATGCACTTCTCGACCTCACGTCAACAACGAAAGCATTCATGCCGCCACGCATGACAACGACTCAGCGGGATGCAATCGCGAGTCCCACGGAAGGCATGTACGTTCATAACACAACAACGAAGGGTTTGAATTTCTACAACGGAACTAGCTGGGTAGCGGTATAGTGACCACGATCAAAGAACTGAACTCACCAATTGTCAACGAGGATTTCGTTACGCCAGTAAAGGATCAAGACGGTCAAGTATTGACTGTGAAAATCTGCCTCAAGCGAGCGGCGTTAATCAACGACGAAAGCGACAAAAGGCCAAATGATAAGTAATAGTCCTATATCTGATATATCAATATCTAGTTTTTATGAATTAATTAATATAGATGTTTCTATTTTATTAGAGAATAATTTTATTATAACTAAATTTGACTTAGTAAATTACGAATTATTAATAAGTATAATAAGTCAAAATACAACTACTTGTTCTTATAATAAAACTATTTTTATTTTAAATTTTATTAATCATGAAGTATTAAAAAATATAGATTATAATAGTCCGATTGTTTTAGATCTGTTGTTAAAAAATATATCAAATTTACTTATTAATCATGAAAACCTTAAAGATATTCTTTTATCTTCTGTAATAAGTAATGAAAACCTTAAAGATATTCTTTTATCTTCTGTAATAAGTAATGAAAACCTTAAAGAT